ATAGACCGCATCGAAGCGAACGGCAAAACCTATGTAAAGACCGCAGACGGAAACACGACTGCGCTGGAGGAGCTGAGCTTTGCGGAAGAGCGGATGGGTATGCTATATGAAAATGCGGAGCTATTTGGCACCGAGGGCGGCAGAGCCTATGTGAGCGGTTACGACGGGCGCGACATCGGCATATATACCAACGGCTGGGCAGGTGTATACAACCGGGCGGCGAACGGGAGCAGCGAAGCGGCGGCGGTGAAATACGGAAAAGAAGCGGGATTGAGCGAAGCGCAGGCGCTTTCTGCCTATTACAGCGGGCGCAACAGCTATGCAGCGGGGGAAAGCAAACACGGGCTACCCGAAACGGAGCCGGCAGAAAACAGGGAAGAGGAAGCGATCGGCTCCAGAATCAAGTATTCGATAAAAACGGAATCCATCGAAGCAATCGAGCGGAAAAATTACGAGCGCTGGCAAGCAGTTAAGGCGGCAACGAGACAACAATCCCGACATTTGGATATTACAGACGACCGGAATGTGGCGCGCTACCGGAACGAAGTGGATGAGGCGATGCGGGATGAAAAAAAACGTAATATTATGCTGGGCATGCCCAATGAACTGCTGCTGAAGGCCGGATTTACAGACGCACCTATATATCTTGATGCATCCAATTTGACGAAAATCGCATATCCATACGGATACCTGGGCAATACAGACGGAAAGAACCGGCATGACCTGGGCTTTTCGGTGATTAAAAACCTGATTTATCAGATCGCCAAGCCGCTGGCAATTACGGAAAATGTATCAGATCAAATGAAAAAACATGCAGCGCGTGGAGAGAGCAGCCGGATCCTATTCACGGAGTGGGTGGATCAGAAGAACCGAAGAATCATAGTGCCGGTGAGTATTTCAAAAGGAAATGTGCTTTCCATCGAAAACAATATGCTGAATGAGGTGAAGTCGGTTTTTGGAGCAGAGGGAAAATATCTGGAGCAACTGAAGGATGTAAAAGTAATATATCCGGAAAATGAAAAAGATGTCAGTGCACTAATAACGTCTGATCGGCAGCAAAGTGTGCCGGAGGCCATTAGCGATGACATCTTTGCTAAAAGTATACTATACAGTAAAGATTTTAGCAATCCTAATATACGCCAAAAAGGAAAAAAAGATACCGCACT